AACGCTTTTTCTTCTCTTCGAGGGTTTCCTCTTCGCCGTCCTTAGCCTTGTGGTCGGACTCGCCCTCCTCTTCCTTTGCCCACTCCTCGAAAGACAAGTCCTTGGCCGTCTTTCCGTCTTTGGCCTTTTTGTCCTTTGCGGCCTTTTCTTTCTCTTCGCGGGCCTTCTTCTCAGCCTCGGTCTCCTCTTCGGATTCCGCGTCCTTGGCAGCTTGCATCGCGGCCAGGGTTTCCGGCTTGCGAAGCTCGGCGTCCATGGCGAGCAGTTTGGGTTCGAGCGCCCGCAAATCGCATTGCTTGCGCGTCAGGCCGATCACCAGGGGCTTGAGAGCGGAGTCCGCTGCCAGCTTGGGCGATGCAGCACAGAGAATTGCGTAAAGAGCTTTGCCGAATTTCGTTTCCATCTTCATCTCCAGTTTGCTGTCCGCTGCCATCACATCTGACCCGGCGCGGCCTGATTTAACCAACGCAACATGATTCCCCTGAATATCCCTCATCACCCCGTCGTACCTCTGACCCTCGTACATCCCCGGCGTCATGTCCGCCCGATAGCGATACGAGGCCGATAGTTCCCTCACTGTGTCCGTCTCCACTCCCGCTATCGCTTCCACATCCCAAATGCACAGGTCCGCTATTAGGTACGGAGCTTGGAACTCCACATCCGAGCCTATCGTCCCCGCTATGCTGTCCTGTTTGGGATCGTCCGCGCTCACTGGCGTGTGAATGAACATCAATTGATTCCGAGCGAATGATGGTGCGGCTTTGGCTAGTTCCCCCGGATCGCGCAGCAGATAATACACTCGCTCCGGCTCCAGGCCTAGCTTGTCTGCGTCTGGAATTTCGCGTCCGTAATAGGGGTTGACCGTCGCCTTGGAGATTGGCGTCCGCAGAATGTGCAGGCGTCCGTCCGCGTCGTATCGCCGGTTTAGCAATTTCGAGTCGCAAGCGATCTCCATAGCTGTCTCGATTTCGAGAATTGCACTATGAAAACGTGAACGCAATACCCCACTTGACAAAAGAACGGCACTTGCCTATCATGGCCTTATGAAAAGAGTACGCCGTCCAACCTGCTACTTGGGTCACAAGATGCGAACAGGGGATGACGGAAGGCAACGCTGCCCTATCTGCGAAGCAAGGCGGTTGCGGGAGTGGCGGGCGAAACAGAAGAAAGCGCATGAGTGACGTTTTCGCCAACGCGGTATTCATCGCACTTGCCATGCTTGCATGGTGGGCCATCGAGTGCTGGAGGCACAAATGAAAAGCAATAAGATATTTTCAATCTTCACTGGATTGGCGCTAATTGCAGCTTCTGTCTGCTTTGCACAAAACAGTCTGTCCTGGCCTCTAGAGCAACGCCATTCACAGGAAGCGGCCAGATCTGAATGCTACGTTTTAGATTCACAGTTCCGACCGAATAGAGACAAAGCGGACGAACAATGCTCCGTAGCGGCTTGCACGTCCGGGTATAACCCCACAGCGTTCTCTCCAGAGCAGGCAAACATCTGTGCGGCGGAGAGAAAGAAGCATCCACAGCCGAAATCTGTCTGGAAAGTGTATATAGCCGCGAATGGCGAATATTTCAGAGCAAATATAGGTACTACTCGGCGCACACAATTGGGCGTCATAGTTATGGGACAAATACAAGGTGAAGACATCGTCGCCAAACCGATGATCTTCGATTGCGCTGGGCACTTTATGTTTTTCATCGATAACGATGAGACCGGAACATCCTCTTCAGGTTGGCAACTAGCTCCGTCTCACTCGGTTATAGGAGCAATCGCTAAAGATGTTTGCGTCAAACGGTGACTATTTCTCCGCCGGGGTCCATGGGAGAACTGATCTCGACTGGCAGCGGCAGTTTATCAACTGACCCGGGAAGATAAACGCCTTCACGTCTGGATCATACATTCCCTTGTCTACTTCATATATTTTACCATTCATTGCCACATGAGATCGACGTGGTTCCTTACCTGCATGACTATGCATCCAAATACTTTTCTTGATCCCGATTTCAAGCTGTCTGGCTCTTTGTACCACGGCTGAACTCTTGTTTGCCTGGTCCCGGCTGATCAGCACAGCCCGGTTCGCCGCCACGTGGTAACGCGCCCGAATCTCCGCTGCCATCGACTTGAGATCGCGCCCCGCCGCATAGTTCCGCATCACGATACCCTCAACCTCTTGTAGGTATTGCGCCGGAATCGATTTGATTAACCCCACATTTTCTGCCAGCGACGCCTCAAACGCATCCCGCATGGCCGGAGTCATAGTGAACTCAATCGACCATCCGGCCTCGCGTAGCGCCATCCTCATAGCCGCGCTGGTGCCCCTGAATTGGTTCTTGAGAAACGATGCGGCCACCTTGGGGGCCATGTCGTCAAACTTATCCTGCCAGCGTTCCGCCAGCTTCATGAACTCGAACTGCATCTGCTCTGCCGGAGTTGAGTCGGTTGCCAAGACTGGCGGAGCGGCCTTGCGCTGTGCCTGTAGCCAATACGCCACGGAATCGGCCATCTCCCTAATGAGAGCGGTCATGCGCCGCTGATACCGCTGCCGGATACCAGCGTTGGGCCAGATTGCTCGGATTGCCTTTACTTTGCTGGCTTGCATGGCTCACTCTCTACAAAATCAGCGTCGTATCCCAAAGCTGAGTCTGTCCCTCGTGCCAGGTTTGCGCTCTCCTCCGCTTCATCCGGCGGCGCTATCTCCTTGCTTATATCTATTCCCTGGTAGCCCGACTCTGGGTCACGAGCCAGCCGCTCGCGCTCTTCTTGCGCGTCGATCACCCCGCGGTCAATCAAGTTCCCGGCTCGGATACTGTCGTTGACGCGGATGGTCGATTCCTGCTCTTCAGTCATTTCGTAGAGTGGCACAAACTCAAACGTGATTTCCGGGTCAATCGCTCCGTACATCGACATCTGAACTATCTTGAACATCTTGTCTATCACATCACGCCAGTATGCCTCTTGTTGGGCATGAATGTAGTCGTACCAGATGCGTATTTCGCCCTCGGCCACGTTGCCAAAGCCTGAAGGAGTAATGCCCGTCTGAACGGTTGCAGGTTCCCTCGACACGACGCAAAGCTGCTCAAGCGCCTGGGATTGGAGTTCGTGTAGGCCGCCCAAGGGAACGGCGATCTGCTCAAGCTCCTCGCGGTCCTTGTCCAGCGCCATCACGCCCTTGTTGCTGCGCGTGGCTGTGAATAGCTTGATACGGGAGAACAGGTTTGAGCCGTCGTCACCGCCGGTAAGCACCTGGTCCATCGCTGTCTTGAGAACCACGATAGAAAAGTTGTTGATGAGGTCAGAAACGCTCTGCCGAGTACGCAGCCAATTATTGACGTAAGGCTCCGCAAGTTGCGATAAGCTCATGCCGGAGAAGTTGAACGCGGGCTTGAAGATGTCGGGAACTTCGCGGGTGACGGTCACGATTACCCGCGATGCGTCCCAATGCTCACCCATTACCCACCAGCTATCCGGCCTGTAGAAGTTCGGGCTGGAGGGCGTAAGGGAGTTGTACATCAGCGGCGTTGTCCAGATCGGATCGACGTTCTTAAATCCAATCAGGCTGTCTTTCTTGACTGTGCGCGAGTCGATAATGAGCGGCGTCTTTAGGTCTGCCCCTTTGATGTTGATGAGAATCTGGCCGGTTCCGTAGAACGCATCATGTTCAGCAGCCTTGCGGATAATGCCCTGAATTCCCAACGCCGTAAACGCTTGCTCAATCTCGGTAATCTTCGTCCTGGTCGATTCATCCTCGGTATCTGTGCTGTTGAATTTAATCCACTTGCGCGTCAATTCAGTAGCCAGCGCGGTAGCCATGTTGCGGTATTCCGAGCGTAGCGCCAAGAGCATCAGGTATGGATAGCCGGGGAATCCTTCGATATTGCTGTACGCATAGAGTTGGGAGCCGAACTGAGGCCCAGCGTCCATTGCCAGCCGCGCACACTCGTAGGCTGGTTCTGAGTCCATTGCCACCTGAGCTATTGTTCCACTTGGAACAACGCCTGCCGGTATCACAGGGATGCGGATAGGGTAGTGGACGCGCTCGACTGGCTCCTCAAGAGCTAACCGAACCGCCGATGGGCTGATTCGCTGCGTTGCAAGTTCGTTACTCTTACGTTTCCTCTCGCGGAAACGGCGGACACGATCACGGCTGCTTGACGGCTGCTCGGTAGGCTTTTCGTTTTCCATTAAAGGCTCACTCCAAAACGATTATGCACCAATTCTCTCATTTCGTCACGCAGGTAGTATCCCTCAGCGAAGAAATCGCCTAAGCGTGTCCAACCGTTACGGAAGTCAAACGGACGTGACCCACGCCAGCTTGGGAAGCTGCTTCGCACACCGTCGCGCAACGTAATCTGGCTCTTGGAATACATCACCGGCATAGGCTCAGCCAGCATTTCCTCTTGAGTGCGCCGATACCTCATTGCACCAACCCCAGCGCTCGATCAATCGCGGCCTGCGAGACGAGAAGTCTACCAAACAGAGGATACAACCTGCGAAGCGCCTGAGTCATGCTGTCCACCTGATCATCGTGCGCTGCTGCCGGGAAGCTCGTAATCTCGGATATGAAGGGAACGATCCACGGGGCTATAGCCGCATCGGGTATCCAAACATTCAGCGCCTCCCAATAGCTTGTCACAGCGTGTGCGCGGGCCAGCTTTGACCCGTCAGGCTCTATCGGGATGATTCCCGGCACGTGGGCCTTGAGGGTGTCGATTACCGCCGGACCGTTCGCCTTATCCTCAATCAGCACCTCGCAGGATTTCGGCCAGCGGTTCTGAAGCTCTATCACCGCTGCCACAGTCGCCGTAAAGCTCATCCGTTTACGCATCTGATCAAGTAGATAGGTATTCGCCCCGGCGCGTCCCCACACCTGCCCCACAACAAAGTCTGTGCCGTCTGTATCCTTGAATGTACAATCCCAAGACGTGATGACCTTATCCCACTTCTTCGGAAGGTCTTTAGGCAGGTAGTATTGAATCCCTGATTCCTTGAATACGTTTCCGCCCAAGGCGCGTGGGCTCTGCTGATACAGCGCGGCCCACCAGTAGTCAGAGAGCAACCCTTTGGTTTCCTGTAGCTTTTCAAGGCTGTGGAGTTCCGGCACTAACGCCCCCGCCGGTAGAGAAGAATTGTACCCAACCTCATCTGGTAGGTTAATGGCGGGGAATCGAAGATGCGTCAGGCGCGGGTTGCCGCGATACATCTCCAAAATGCGCCCCGGCAAGTCGTCCATCGCCCAGGACGTGGCCATAACAATCTGCCCGGAGTTCTGACTGAGCCGAGTAGAGAAGACGGCCTGGTACCAGTTCCATTGCGATTCTTTTACTGTCTCGCTAAGGGCTTCGCTCTCGCCTTTCGTTGGATCATCAACTATACCCACGTCTACCGGACGGCCAGTCAGTCCAGCGCCTACTCCCACCCCCACATAGCTTCCAGTCCCGCCCGGCGACGTGAACTCTCCCATACGATCAAGCGCAAATTTGCGCTTCTCAATAGCTAAAGGGAATAGCCTTTGATGCTCGGGCGATGCCAGATTGATGCGAACGCTTTGCGCCATTGTGTTGGCAAGAGAATCGGCATAGCTGGCCGCACCGATGCGCCACTGGGGGAACCGAGAGAGTAAATAAGCTGGTAGCTTGCGCGATACGATCTCGCTGTTATGTGTCGGCGTCATCGAACGTCCGGCGAGGAACAGATGCGATGGAGAATCAACTTGGATGCAAACTGTATCGCGCACACCCGCTGATGTCACCGTGATGTATGTTCCCGGATGCTTGTGCCCACTACGACACTTGATTGCTTTTCTCGGCATACGAGCGGCGGAGTCCAGATAGAAAGACACGCGGTACTTAGCCCCGCAATCCTTCCCGTACAGGCGAGCGCGAGACGTTGCCATATTCGCTTTTGCCCCAAGCGATCTAACCAACTCTTGCACCCCAAGCGCGAGACTCAAGTTGGTAGAGCAAAACTCAACCTGTCCCTTTGGTCCAACATATCCGTCTGTGTCCATAAGCCCCTGAAGCAAACTCAATCTTTGGGTTTTAGATGCCCGCAGATACTCCCCAGGAATGTGCTTGTTTCTCAGAAGATTCATGCGCTTCAGAATTGGGGTGACAGCAAATATCCCAAACGTATTGTGTGTTTTCCTGTTGGCAGTCCGGTATCCAAGACGTTCAATCTCTCCCCGTGTCCAAGGAGTGTCGTCATCGCTTGCCGTGATCGTGGCGTGAGCGGATGTCCCATCGCCAAGCCATACCCCCAGCACATAGGGGTCAATCGGCAACACTGCAAGAGGGCATTCAATCGGCCCCGCATGTTTGATTAGAGGGTTGCGTTTAGATGTGCGGTTAGCAAGATACTGAGTCGAGCGAAGAGTAAGGGCCTTCTGTTTGCGGCACAATCTCACCTCCCATTCGTGGGCAGCATCCGCGATAATCTCATCTCCATCATCTGTCGTGACTGAGAACGTGGGGCGGTCATGCCAAACAGGACTCTTCCCGGTCACGCGGCAAACCGATCCGTTCTCATCGAAGACCTCATCCCCGATGACCAGATGTCCAATCTTTTCCCAGCCGGCCGGAGTGGGAATTGGGGTATCAATGGCCAGGGCTTTCCCATGCTGCGGTGGAGCCTGCAATACGAGAATGGGCCGCTTCCCTCCTTGCACTTCTTCAATGAACTTGTCGAGCGCCATACAAACCGCATCTGAGAAGGCTGAGTGCCGATAGGACGGAAAGGTGTATTGAATGTAGTCGGCTATCGACCGGCGAGCCTTGCGACGCGCTAGAAGTTCACCAGCGGCCTCGGATGGAGTAATCACCTGTTCCCGGTAATCAGCGCGGCCAACTGATCGTCCGTAAAGTCAATCGGCGTTAGATTGGCAATCGGTATCGCGCCACCCTCTGGCCCGGAGATCGGCTGCGTGATCTTGCCCTCTACCCTGTCCGCAACCTCTGCCGCTGCCTGTACCTTGCCCTTCACGGCCTCACGCACCAGCGACATAGCGATTACCTGTGCGTATGTGGTGGATTCGTCTAGCTTTAATTGCCGCGCCATATCGGGAGGGATGGGCTTATCAAGCAGGGCGGCGTATGCGTCTGTGAGGGGCTTGCGGCGAGGTCTGCCGCCCGGATTACCAGATTTCCCCGGCTTCCACGGCGGGCGCAGACCAGCGGTGTTTTTCCCGGTGTTCTGTCCGTCCTGTTCGCTATCCGGCACTCAGCACCGCCTTCTTGCCTGTCGCTTGCTCCCAACGGGTTACAATCACATCACAATAAGCGGGGGAAAGCTCGCACATATAGCATCTACGACCTGTTTTCTCGCAAGCAATCAGGGTTGAGCCGGAACCGCCGAATGGGTCAACCACGCTCTCCCCGCTCGATGTAATCGCATTGATGAACTTCTCTGGCAGCGCGACGGGGAATGTGGCCGGATGTTCCTTGCGTATAGCACCTAGCTCTGGATTCAAGAATATAACGCTTTCAAGTTCTTTGCGCTCACCCTGCTCTCCGCGACTCGAGCCCTTCATAGAGCCATCAGGTTGACGAACCATGCGCGTGTCGGGAATCTTGTGAGGGTTGGTGCGCCTATCCTCGCAACGATTGATGTCTTTGAACGCCTTGCCGAAGGTGAACATCCATTCGTGCGTACATGGGAAGAATGCAGACTGATTGCCAACGCTACCGGCTGATGGGCGGGCCCACACTCCCCAAGATAGGAATTTATACCCGCAGTCCTTCGCCTCGGCTATGTATTCATCCCAATATGGAACGACCTCATGCTCTTTACGTTTAAGTCCTAGATTTATAGTCACATACGAGCATAATTCCATAAATGAGCGTATAAACATTTTGAGATGTGCGACCGACATATCGGCATCAGCCTGTCCGTATGTTCTTAGGTCAGCATAAGGCGGTGACGTGAAGAGATATTCCGCCTTCTGTCCGCCCATCAGCCTCTCCACGTCCGTCACGCTGGTGCTATCGCCACACAACAGCCGGTGATCGCCCATGATGTACAGATCGCCTAGCTTCGATACCGGCTCAACAGGCACGGGCGGCACATCGTCCTCATCGGTCAGCAGATCAACAGTCTGCGGCCACATCGCGGCCAGCTCATCCGCTGTCCAGAACGGGGCCAAATCTACTCCATCCTCCACCAGACCTTTGAGCGTCTCCGTATCCCAATCCAAGCTGACTTGCGAGGAACGATTGTCTGCAATTGCAAGCTGCCGGGTGTGCGGATCGTCCAGGTCAAGGTCTGTGCGCTGCACCGC